ATGAAAAGTAAAATCGTTCAAGTACCCACATGGATCTTCTGGCTCGCGACATTTGCACTTGTATCTCTAGTGGTCGGATTTGTTGCGAAAGCTACTGGCGGATGGCCAAGGTTGGAAGGCTTTCTTCAGAACTATGCGCCTGCTTGGATCCAGGCGATCGGAAGCATTGCTGCAATTCTTGCGGCCTCCGCTATCGCCACTAAGCAAGCCAGTCAGGCTCGGGATATAGAAAATGAACAGCGTATTCGCAACGAAATACAAAAGCTCGAAGTCATCAAGGCATTGATGATTAGATCCATGACCATGTCGCGGGAAGTGATTCAGGCATTCGAGAGCAGGAATTCGGAGGATTTTGCAATGGTTACTCCGTCAATGATGCGTGATGCCCATCAAACACTACTGCTGCTACCCATTTTTGAGATCCCGAATGCCCTACTATCGCTTGATGTATTGACGGTCGGCAGAGCCTTGGAGTGTCTGAGCGAGACGTGGGATGCCTACGCCGCCCAGGTGGAGGAAATGGAGACACTTGATACTCCAATGGTAGGCCCTCTCCAAACGTTAGCAGGTGAGCTTTCACAAATCAGCGAGGCTGCTTTTAATGACTGTTTAAAGGAATTACGTGAAAGAAAAGTGCTGGTAAGTGATTTATAGGCACCACCATGTCAAGGTGACCCCGAAACACACGCAACCCATTGATGCATAAAGGAAACACACCGAAATTTGCAGGGTCAAAAACTGACCTTACCCGCTATAAGAATCAACAACTTAGCGCTGTATTTTCCTACAGTGCTCTACCCTTCTCCGGCGTTCTGCCGATCAAATTTCTCTCTGCTATTCTGGTTTCGTCCAAGGAGGAAACCAATGCCAAACTCTGATCTGCTCCCTTCCCTACTGTTCAAAATCAACGAAAACCAGCTCGCCCTTGAAGCCGCCATCATGGAGCTCACTTTATGGGTCGAGCAGCGCGGATCCGCCGATGTCGCCGAAAACGTCCGAAGCTCTCTCGCCGCGATCGATCGAAATGAAGAATTCATCAAAATGACGTTGGCTGTTTTGATGGCGCCGGACTGACAGTTCGTCGCCGCAGCCTCGCCTACGTTCCGCCTCTCGATTACTGTATATGCAACCAGTATCCAGTAAGGCACTCACGTGGACCCCCTCTATATAGAAGACACCGACGATTGGCTCGGCAACCCGACCCCGCTTGAAACCTGCCGACACCAGCTCAGGATGTATGAAAACGAATTCGAGGCTCTCATCCTAAAGCTCGCTCGCGCGCTGGCGAATATCGAAGGACTGGTCAGAGACAATGACGCCCTCACGGAGGAGAGAAACTCTCTCAAGGCCAAGCTTCAGCACGCCGAAGGGGCTTTGCTAAGCGAGAGGCGACGATTCGCCGACGTCGAGCACAACAGGAACCATCTGTTAAATGAAAACCAGCGCCTTTTCAGAGAAGCTCGAGATCGGGGGGAATTCGCAGGTCATTGCGAATGCTGCGCCGAAAAAGGTTTGTGACGAAGCCTTCCCTTATGGGTCTACGCTGAATCAGATCCAGCCGAGGGCATGGCAATGTGCGGACGACTTTCCCAGTACAGCGGCATTCACGACTTCGTGGCGGCGCTCAGCATGCCGAACGCGCTCATCAACTCGACCGGCGAGCAACCCTTTGAGCGGTACAACGCCGCGCCAACCACTCAGCTCGCCCTCTTCCATCAGGAAGGCGAGTTTCTGCATGCAGATATGGTCCGCTGGGGATGGCGACCGCATTGGGCAAAAGACCGAGCCGCGCCAATCAATGCACGCGTCGAGAAAGTCGCCCATGGCCCTTTCTTTCGCGCGATCTGGCCGCACCGGGCAATCATCGCGATCAACAACTGGTTCGAGTGGGTAGACGAAGGTGGGCCGAAGAAGCAGCCCTACCTGATCAGGCATCGCGACCAGTCCCCGATCCTCTGCGCCGCGATCGGCCAGTACCCGAACGAAGAGCACGGCCCCGGCGAGCACGACGGCTTTGTAATCATCACCGCCGACAGCGCCGGCGGCATGGTCGACATCCACGACCGCCGCCCGGTCGCTCTTCCGCCAGAGCTAGCGCGGGAATGGTTGGACCCAGCCACGCCCAAAGAGCGCGCCGAACAGATGGTGCTGCATGAGGGCGAGCCATCAGAGGCTTTCGAATGGTTCAAGGTCGATCGCGCCGTGGGCAATGTACGCAATCAACAAAGCGGATTGATCAATCCGATTGATGAAAAAGCTGAATGATTTAATGCTGAGAAAGTGTCTTCAGGTGCTCCACCAGCGCAGATTCGAAAATGATATAGAGCCTTTCAGCATCGCCAGCGCGCAGGGCGCCGGCGGTTTCCAGCCCAAGCACGAAGCCTTCTGCCCGTGCTCCCGCCTTTACCGCCGTGATCATCGAATCCGTCCGGACGATCTGCGCCAGCAGGCGATCGGCCTCTCGCTGCATTTTGTCGCCCATCACTACGCCTTCCACAACGATTCACCCTTTGTATTCACTGCGACATCCAATACATCACCGCCAGGACGACCGTAACCCAAACGAGGGTCATCAAAAACGAAAGCCCTGCGAGTCGCTTGTCCACGTACATATCGCCATCATCAAAAAGGAATGATGGTTCAAGACCAAAGGCCCTGCAAGCGTGGCGGAGGGCCATCAATGTTGCAAGTTTCGCACATAGTCCTGGCACGCCTGCAGCGCGATCAGTCCGCGGTCACCGGTGTCGGTGATGGCGATAATTCGTTGAGCATGCGCCGCGTCAAGTCGGGCTCGTACGGCTGCATGATCCACGCCGCCGGCGCCGGAGGCTTTTGGCACGTCACTGCTACCGGCTGAATCCGCGTCGATGAGGACTGACAGCCGCAGATCAGCAGTGGCAAGGCGATCGCGCAGGCGATTCTGGTCACGTTGGGCATCACTCAATTTCCTGTAATGGGTTTGCTCACTGGCTGCCAGCTTTTGTTCGAGCGCAAGTCGCTTGTCCTGCTCGGCCTTCTGCGCCTCGGCGCCGGCCGTGGCAAGTTCGTTCAGCGTCTCGCCGTTGAGCAAGGCCTGCTCGGCGATCTGCCGGCCGTAGCGCCAGTCCTGAATGTGCCAGGCGCCGCCGAAGCCGGCGAGCACCAGAGCCAGCACGCCGATCAACCGCCACGGCACGATCACGCCAGCACCTCGCGCGCCTTCTTCCAGAGCGCCAGACGATCCGCCAAGCCGTTCAGCCCGCCATTAACTCGCCGAGTGATGGTGTTGAACTCGTCCCGATCGGCCAAATCATTCAGCCCCTTCTGCTTCCAAAACCACGCCGCCGACATCGCGGCATGCTGCGGCAGTTCGAGCAGCTCGGGATGGCTGATCAGGTCAAGGCCCAGCGCTTCGCCGCACTTGGCGTAGTTCGCCCGGCCGGTGATCTGGACCAGGCCGCGTCCGCAATACTTCCGGCCGTCACCCGGCACGGTGTTGCCCAGGTCTGCCCGGCCCTCGTACCCACGCTGAACGGCGGTCGGCCCCCAGATCTCACGGACGTAGCGCAACTGGCCGGACTCATGCCCGATTTGTGCGAGGAACGCGGCCGCGCGTTTGGGCCCGACGATCTGGTAATGCTTCATGGCGGTGTTCAGGGCGGATACAAAAACGCCCGCTTGGCGGCGGGCGTTGGGCATGATGCTTTGCAGCTGTTGCTCAGTGATAGACATACAAACTCCAGACATAAAAAAACCGCACTCAGGCGGCGATGGGGGGCGGCTATTGCTTCTCGATGTTCACAACCTTGAGGGGTGGTTTCGGCCCTTTCTTTTTCTTGCCCTTGGATTTACCGGTTTTGCCGGCATTGCATTCGACCGTAGTGGACCATCCGGACTGGGTGAATACCTGCTCAACCGAATCCGCCAGGTATTCACCATCAAGCCCGACCTTGAAACCCTGAGCGATGATGGGACGCTCGGCGAAGATGTCCGTCCGGCCGGGCATCTCAAGCCGAACATCGGCGGTCGAGCGGTTGAACGCGGACAGACGGGCCTTTGCCGCCGCTTCAGCAGCGGTCTTGTTTGGGTAGATATGGCGGTCGGTATGCACTGCCGGCAATCCGTCCGGCGCGTCATCGTTGTCGATGGTAACCACCGCGAGCTTGCCGTTCTTTTTGTCCTGATGCTTGGTGGCCACCGCCTTGTGCGAATTGCGATCTCCAAGACTGAATTGCCAGCGACTGAGATCGCGGCGAGTCAGCGTGATGGCGCCGAATGCTTTGCCGCTCGCCGTCTGGCCACCTTGGCGCGGCATCACCAACAGCTTGCCGTCGGCGACCTTGGCCGTGCAGTCGTATTGCTTGGCCAGGCGGGTGATGAAATTAAAATCGGACTCGTTGAGCTGGTCGACCCGAGCAACCTTGGTCGACACCGGGCACACCGGCGTCCAGCCATTGCGCGCCGCGACGTCAGCCACGATCTTCGACAGCGGCACGTCTTCCCAGCTCCCGCTACGGATCGTCTTGCCACTGCCACGTACGTCGCTGGCCTTGCCCTTGATCACGATGGTATCCGGTGGGCCTGATACCTCGACCGTGTCCACGGTGTAACTGCCCATGCGCGCCAAGGTCGTTTCGGCATAGCCCAGGTAAACCTCGATTGAGCTGCCGCGCCGTGGCAATTGCACTTCCCCATCACGGTCGTCGATGCGCAACTCAAACTCGTCGGACTCCATGCCCGGCTTGTCAGAGGTGCGCAGCAACAACAGCCGATCGTTGATCTTGGCCGTGACGTCGGCCCCATCGGCGACAATGCGAAACATCGGAGTCATGGTTTTTTCCAATAAAAAACCCGCACAAGGCGGCCAGAAAACAAGGTGTCGTTACGCGTAACGCGGCGCGGCGCCGGCGAAGGCCTCCCCCCGGGTCAATCCCACAAGCTGACGCCTTCATTGGTCGGGCTGGGCAGATCCGGCAGGACGATGATCACGCCCAACCGGAACGGCTGAGGCTCATCGGCCAACCCCTGATTGGCGTCGAGCACGGCCTCGACGCTGCCATTCAGATGGCCGTAAACGTTGTTGCAAATGACATCGAGCATGTCGCCGTCAGACGTCCTGCATGTCGTCGCCATAGCGCTCAAACTCCAGAGTGAAGCCCTGTTTGCGAGCAATCCCGCCGTGCAGCAGTGCGGATTGTTCCTCGTTGATGTTTTTCAGGCACCACGTCCCGATCACCTCGCCATAGCCCGTGGTCAGGGTCAGCGGCTGCTGCCTGGCCCCGATGGAACGCAGCGTGTCTAGCTGCTTTAAACCGCCTTTGAAGCCCGGATAGATGGTGCCCTTGAGCGTCAATTTTTCATCGCCCATACCGATGGCCTGCTTCGCCGGGCGGCGCGTCAGCCGCTCCTGCGAAGCCCAGCGGAATTCGGTCGAACGGCTCAGCTCGTCGAAAGCTGCCGTGTCCAGGTTGAAGTAATACGGCTCAATCTTCGGATCGCGCGGCTGAATGATCATCAGATGCGGGAACGGCTTCACCGCCTCCGGCGCCGGCGTGGCCTCCACGGCAAAGGAACTGGTGGGCACGATGTTGGCCAGCGACGGACTGACCTTGCCGGCAACGTTGTTGATCGCCGTGGCTGCCTTGCCTGCCTGTTCCTTCAATGTGCCCAGCCGCTCCTGCACTTCGGCCGCCGCCCGGGTGGTGCGGCCGTACACCGCCGCCACCTGACCGACCTTGGTCTGAGCCGCGTCGACGCCGCGCATCACCCGCTGAAGCTTGGCGCCGATGGCTGGACCAACGAACGGGATGTTTTCCAGCTCGGACGCGGCGCCGGTCAGTTCGCGGATCGCGCCATTGACCGGGGACAGCATGCCATCCGCGCTACGCCGCCCGGTTTCCGCTGCATCCACCAGATACTTCAGACTTGATTGCATCTGCTCCATGTAAGCCATGAAACCTCCTTAGACATGGGGTTCGTCGTACAGCTTGGCGGCGTTACTCCTCGCCGCGTCCGCCATCATTCGCTGCATGTGCGGCATCAGATCCTGCGCCAAGGTTTGGGGGTCTTTGACATCGCCCTGCACGGTCACCGGCATGCTCAGTGAATACTGAAACTGCTGATCCACCTTGGCCGGCTCCGGCTTCGCCGCCTCCTTGGGCTGGATAGCCAGCGCCGCCGACTTGAGCGGCGCCGTCACCGCCATCGAGCGCGCGACATCCCCCAACACCGGGCCTTGCTGCGCCGCTGACGCCATCATGAGCGGCGTGGTCGGCACCGGCGCCTTTGCCGTTTGTTCGGGCTTTTCATCCTCACCACCGAACAACGACTTACCCAACGACCCGCCCAGCACCGCACCGCCCTGACTGCCCAGGTAAGCACCGATCATGCCGCCGATCGCGGTGCCGATGATCGGCACAACCGAACCAATGGCGGCGCCTGCTGCTGCACCGGCCATGGTGCCGGCCAAGTTGCCAGCGGCCGAACCGTAACCTTCGGCTTTTTCGTCCTTGGTCTTGGCGTTTTGAAAGGTTTCAAGCGCCATCGCGCCGGACTCCAGCAGCGTGCCGCCAGGAATAACCTTGGCCACCTTGCCGACCTTGCCGACGGTTCCTGCGACGGCGCTGAGCTTGGACAATGCCCCACTTGGAACGGAGGGGACTGATGGCGATGGGAGCGAAACAGGTGGACGAGGCACAGACGGACGAGGACCTCTCGAACTCGGCAACGATCGGCGCCGCGCGCTGCGCCTTGACCCACGTCCACGTCGGCGCGATTCGCCCGACGCATCCACACCGCCACCCATAGCGCCGGCATTGACGACGAAAACCTTCTTGACGCCTTCGTTACCTGCACCACTGTCAGTACCAAGGCCACCGCCTGTTGCCGCATCCTTCACCCGCGAAACAACATCCAGGCCAGTCGCTACCAGATCAAGTTCTCCGGGGTTTTTATTTGGGGCTTCGCTCCCATTCCTGCCACCGCGCGACCCACGCGCAAGGTTTAGCAACCCCTTGCCGATCTTGATCGTGCTGAAGATACCTTTTAAGGCGATCAGCCCCGCCCCGACCGTGGCGATACCGGCAACCACCCCGGGCGCGCTATCCGTCAGCGACGTAATGCCTTTAGTAACCTTGGTCAACGACTCGGCCACGGTGTCCGTCACCGGGCGCAGCGCATCACCGATGCTGCGCATGGCGTCATCCATCGACTGGGCCATTTCCGCCCATTTCTGCGATGACGACTCGCGCCGCTCGGCGAGGTTCTTGTCGAGGATTCCGGTGGCGTCACGCGAATCGTTTTTGAGCTGGCTGTACAGCGCCTTGTTCTGCATGTAGGCCGACAGCGCGGCCTTGACCTGCATGTCGGCGAACAGGTCGCCGGTGCGCAGGGATTCTTCCAGCGAGGCCATCATGGCCTTGGCCTTATCGGGATTGGCTTCCTTGCTGATTTTTGACGTCGCTTCGGCCATGGCCGCCGCACGCTTCGGATCGGTCGCCTGAATGTATTTCTGAGCCAGCGACATGCTGGTCTCAAGGGTCGACATACCGTTTTGCAAACCGGTCTGCATCGATCCCTTGTAATCAATCCCGGCTTTTTCATAAGCCTTGACCGTATCGGTCGAACCGATTTTGCCCATCCAGTTTTTCAGGTTGTTGGCCGCTTCGTCCGAACTGCCGGCCTGCTTCATCTGCACCTGCAACATGGCGCCCAATTGCGTCACCGCATCCAAGCCAGTGATGCCGTTGCTGGCCATGTTGGCCAACAGCTCCGGAAACCACTTGGCCATGTCGGCCGCTTCAAAGCTACCCGCCTGCCCTTGGTAAGCGATCGCCTCCAGCGCCTGCTGCATCTGCTTGGGGTCGGTGATCTTGGCGTTCTGCCCCAGGGCGTTGATCATCTTCGCCGTGTCGACACCGCTGGATCCCTGCCCCACGACAAACTTGGCCGCGACAGGCGCGTACTCCAGCGCCTTGCTCAGGTCCATACCGGCGCCGACCAACTGATTGACCACGTCGGCCACATCGTTGCGCGCCATGCCGGTGTCGCGTGAAGTGTCGATGATCTTGCGCGACATCTCCTGTTCTTGCGGCTTGTTGGCAATGCCGGCCTTGATCGCGATGTCACGGACAATTGCGCCAAAATCAGCGCTGACCTTGGCCGGTACCGCCATGGCACCAACACCGACCACCGCCGCACCGACGGCGCCCTTCATGCCCTTTACGCCAGAATCGATCTGCTGATGACCCTTGGCTTTCAGCTCGGCCTTGTTGGCCGTTTGCCCCATCGAGCGATAGGCTTTTTCCAGCCGGCCGACCTCGACCCCCTGCTTTTTCAAGCTGTCGAGGTTCGAGTTCAAACGGTTGAGTAATTTGGACGCGCCGGCAGCGCCGGTGTCGTGAGCCTTTTTCCATTCTTCGCGCAGGCGGATGGTGTCGCCAATCGTGCGCTGCAGCACGCGCGCTTTGTTGCCTTCTGCCTCGAGGCGCTTGATGCGTCCGGTCACGTCCTTGAACGCGGCGCCGACCGTGGAACTGACGGCACCGCCGATCACCAGCCCGAGGGCGAGTTTGTTTGCCATGTCATGGCCCTCATGTGCCCAGCACTACCGATGGCGGCTCAATCCGTGAGCCACCACACCATATCCGCGAACGGCATCGACTGGATCTCGGCGGCGGAAAATCCGGTTTCCGCCGCCAGACGTTTCGCCGCCGACTTGATAACGCTGGGGTTAAAGCCCGTCGTCGTTGTCCATGCGAAAATAGCCGGCCTGCAAGCGGTTAAAATCCACCAGCTTCAGCCCCTCCAGATCCGCCACACGCGCACCGGACAATGCAGCAAACAACACCAGCTCGCGCTGCTCATCGTCACCACCCACTTCACGGTTGGCGGCGCGCACGTCGCCCACGGTCGGCGAACGCAAGGCCAGCTTGTCGACGGTCACGCCATTGATTTCACTCGGGCACGACAGTGTCACCAGCACTTGGTCGGTGGTCAGCGACAGCCATGCCGGCATCGAGTCCGAATAATCGGTTTTCGGTACCAGGTGCGAATACGCCGTTTGCACGCGGCGATAATCCGTCAGCTTGAGGCCTTCCAGATCCTTCAGTCCGACTTCGGCGAGACCTGCGAACAGCATCAGTTCACGCTGTTCATCGTCGCCGTTGGCAGCACGATCAGCCGCGCGCACTTCACGCACGGTCGGGTTGCGCAGGTTCCACGTCTCGACGTCGATGCTGTTGGCTTTGGTTGGCCGGGTCAGCGTCACGACTGCGCCGTGCGCGCTGAGCGACAACCAGGCCGGCAGTTTTTTAGCGATTGCTTGAGTCATCTGGATCTATTCCTTACAGGCCGAGCGCCTGGCGCACTTCGAGCAGTTGGTCTTTGCCGTCGATCACCTGAATGCCGGCGACCATGTCGATCTCGTACATCAGGCGCCCGTCGATTTCGAGCTTGTAGTACGTGACCGAAACGGCGTGTTTGATCTCGGCCGCATCACCGGCTTTCCAGTCGCCGAGATCGACCTCTTTGAGGCGACCGCGCAGGGTGGCAACGACTGCTGTCACAGCGCCCTTTTGGCCCTTGAAGGCACCTCGGAACGTGGCGTTGAACGCCGTGCCGTCGGCTAGGCCGAAGTACTTCAGCGACTCGCGGCGCACGCCCTTGGTGACAAACGAGGCTTCCATTTTTTCAAGCCCCTGATCCATATCGATTGGGCCAGCCATGCCGCCGCCACGATATTCGTCGGTCTTGGTGGTCAGCTTGGGCAGCGTCAGGCTCGGCACGTCGCCGGAGAAGTTCACGCCGTCGACGAACAGGTTGGTGTTGTACAAAGTCTGAGGAATCATTTGCTACGCCCCCTTAGGCTGCTTCAAGCACTTCGGTCATCCACTGATCGGTGACTTCGAAAAGGAAATTCGGGTTCTCTGCCGGCGGAACATCGGTGAAACGGATGCGCCAATACACCTTGCCCTGGGCGATCTGGCTGGCCGTGTTCAGTTCGGTGTCGGGGAACACTTCAAAGTTGATGATTGCGCCCTGGGCTTTCAGGTCGCGCATGAATGCATCCAGACCGTTGGTGACATCGGTCACGTAGGTCTTGGTGATCGAGCGGTCGACCGCCCACTTGTGCCCCGCCTGTACCGCGTCCATGAGGATGAACAGCGTGCGAACGCGGGTAACGAACGCCCACTTCGGATCGCTCGACAGCGTGCGGTTGCCCCACAGGCGGTAACCGTCGTCGCGAATGATCGTGGTGATATTGGCGTTATTGAGCAGGTTGGCCCGGCAGGTCTCGTCGCCGTCTAGGTACTCGACCGCGCGGCCGGTACCGGTGATGCCGGTCAACTCCTTGTTCGACGGCGACGCCCAGAAACCGTATTCAGCATCCGTCCAGGCGAACAGCCCCGCCGCCCAAGCCGAGCCGGGCGCGTCGACGGTCTTGCTGGTGATGGTGTCCCAATACTTGACGCCCGGGTCGACCATGAACAGGTTGCGACTGCCGAAGTTATCGGCGTAGGCCATGGCGGCCTCGTCGGTCGTACCCGGTCCGTCGATGATGCCGATAGCGCGCAGCTTCTGCGCCAAGCTATCGAGCGCCGTGGCCACCGCCTGAGTCGCGGTGTGGCCCGGGGCGATCAGCAATCGCGGCTGGGCGTTGAACAGGCTCTTTCCGTCGAGCAGCGCCTGTAAGCCAGTACGCTGCCCCGACTCCAGCACGCCGCCGATGATCGCCGAGGTTTGCAGCGCAGGGTCTTCCAGCTCGGCCACGCCGATGGCGACGATCACCGCCTTGGCTTTGACGTAGATCGCCTGACAGGCCTTGGTGATTGCCGACTCGGCACCGAAGGCGGCAATGGCTTCGCGCTCGGTGGTGATCAACTTCAGCTCGCCCGCCTTGGCGGTACCACCGCCGAGAACGCCAGGTGTGAAGGTGTCGCACAGACCGATAATCGACGACGACGGCAGCGAGATGGTGCGCGCACCAGTGTCGACCGACGTGGTCGTGACGCCGTGGAAAAAACTCATAAGGGTCAGTCTCCAGAAACGAAAAAGCCCCGCATAAGCGAGGCTGTGAGGGTGTTCGTGTTACGCGTAACGGAAAAGAAAACGCCCCGTCAGTGCGGGGCGTTTAGTTGGGTTGTGCTGACAGCCAGGTCGGCGCCGGCGGTCGATGTTCGGCGAGGGGGAATTGATCCCCTAGCGGCCAGTCGCGCAACTGACGGCGGTAGGCCTGCAACTCCGTGTACTGGTCGGCCGTGAGTGAGGTTTCGCCCCCCTCCTCGATCTCGTCGCGGTGTCGAGAAACCAACGGATCCGTCAACAAAAGCTGACCGTTTCGCCATGTGCGTTCCAGCTCCGCCAAATAATCAGGCGATGGCTCTGCCGGTGAAACAAGGCAGGGATAACCATGCTTATCTGACGTAATGATCTGCCCGCGAGAGTTACCACGCAGAAGCTCGGCATAAAAATCATCATCGATTTCAACGGCGTCAGAAGGCAAAACAGAATTGATGGCAGGGTCATAAAAACCGCAAGTGCTTGGACTAAACAACATGATCATTCCCCTATTGCAATGTAGTCGAAGTTGCCGTTGCTCCCAGCCCAAGCACTTCCGTTCCAGTTCATTGAGCGGATAAGGGCTCCCAATTGAGTTTTTGTGCCCGCGCCGTAAACTGTGAAGTTCGCCGGAACCCAGCCAGTCGCGGCCGATTCCGTGACCAAAACTTGACGGCAAGCCGTAGGGAATGTGACTGGAAATGTCACCGAACCAGTGCCGTTAGTTGTCGTACCACTGCCCCGCTGGATGATTGTTCCGCTCGGCAGCTTCTGATAGCCCTGCACGCCCGTTCCAGCAGCAAAACCACCGCCAGTTTTCAGCGTCTTTGCGCCATTCCCACCGGCTACTTTCCAGCCAAGGCCGACAGCAACAACCAAAAGAAACTCACCGACTGCCATCGGGTATGGAGCGCTATTTCCACCAAGCCCGTCAAAAATGAGCAGATCCGCTCCAGTAGTGGTGACTGCGAACGACGCCATGGCCGACGACGAATGAGTGATCAGAAACATAGATCCCGGGACCACCGAGGAAACCAGCGGCAAACCAACATTGACCGACCCCGTACCGACGTTCGACGTAACAAAGCTACCAACCTGCTCAGCGGTCAAAGTGGTGTTGACGGAAATTGCAACCAACCCTTTGCAGTTACCCTGCGTGCGGTTCACAAACTCCGTCGTTGCCAGCGCCTTGGTATTGTCGAACTGGGGCCGAGTTGAGAAGTTCGGCCCAGCCATGACCCCAGCGAAGGCGAGCGCAGCCGTTCCCCCGACTAATCGCCACTGACCTTCCAATCGGATGAATTCAGCGGTGTCGCCCAGGGCGAGTACCAGCGGCCCAGCGACACCGGTCGAGGTGTACACGACGTCAGCGCCGGCCGGGACAATTTTTAGCCCACCATTGCCGGCACAAACAAGCGTAATGGTTGCGGCCTGCGCGACACCTGCCGTCGGAGGCAAAGTGGCCTGAAGCTGCGCGGCACCGGAAAAGCTGTGAAGGCCACCGACGTGCGCGGCCGTCAATGCCAAGTTTGCAGCGTTCGTAGTGAAGCCCGAGAACTCCACACCGCTACGCTTGACGAACTCGGTCGTAGCGAGCGACTTACTACCGTCGAACTGCGCCGGCGTCGGGGCCGTGGGGTTGCCGGCAAGGCTTGGCGACAACAGCCGGGCAAAGCCGTCTGTAATGTCCTTGAACGTGAGCGCCGTGGTGCCCACGACAATCGGGCCATCGGTCACCAGTTGCCAGATCGTGTCGGCCTGCGTCGCACCCACCTCGACCGCTACCGTCAGATTCGGCGTGACCTTCGCGTTATTGTCGGCATCCTTGGCCCGCGCCCAGGCACCCACAGCCACCACATACGGGCCGTTATCCTTGGCAGCCGCCTGATTCTTCACCAGCACGCGATCGCCGGCATTCAGCGAAACACCGTCGACGACCTGCAAGCCGACCAAGGTAATATTGGCCGTGGTCGCCGCGCGCACTGACTGCTTAATGTCGAGCTTGCTCAGCTCCTCCAGAATGCGCGAATCGACATACTCACGCGTGGCCAGCACCACCGACGGGTCAATCTTGAGACTGATCTGCGCCGTGCTGGAAACAATCAGGTTCATCCGCACAACTTGCGTGCGGCCCGATCCCTGCGACAGCACCGGTTTGAAGCTTGGCGCGCAGTTGGCCACCGCCACCAGATCCCCGTCAGCGTCATACAGACCCACCTCACGAATCCAGCGCCCGCCCTCGTCGGCCGGGATAACCTGTTCTGCAATAATCACCGCCGGGTTGACCGGATCGATGCGCAGTTGATTCAGCGGACGGCGGCGCCATTCGTTGATCAGTTTGGTTTGCTTGGCGCTGGGCTGCGGCTCGGTGTCGTTGGCATCGCCCAAGCCCATTTCCGTGATGTTCCAGGGCACGCCCAGCACATTGGCATTCGCCAGCTTGGCCGCCCCCACGTCCGTCAGGATCGCGAAAAACTTTGAGTTCGCATCAATCATTTAATAAATATCCATGATGTCTATGGAGTGTTCACGGCCGACCACGCCGAAGCTGCCGGTGATTTCAATGTCCTGCATTTCCGGCGGATAGATATCGAGTTCATCACCGTCGTAGAGCGTCACGCCTACACTCAAATTGCCTTGTGTTTCCAGGCTGATCGCCAGACCAATCATGTGCCGGGTGACGGGCTTGGCGTCATCAATCAGTCGCTCAAGCTCCTGATACATTTCTTCGGTGATGCCGGTATCGAGAACGCCGATCTTCAGTGCGAAGGTGCCCGGCACGCCCTCGGGCACGGTTTTGAACCACTCGACAATTTCGATCAGATAGCCCAGCGGCTCGACCACGCGACGTATCGCGCCGATCGTGCCCTTGTGCTTGTGGATGTAGAACGACGCTTTGATGGCCGCGCGCTTGGTCGCCTCAGGCCATCGGTAGTCCCAGCGATCGACAGACCACGCCCACGCCAGATGTGGCAGCAGATGCGCGGGACAGGTGTCGGGGTTGTAGAGGTCGCGCAGTGGGACAATCGTCTGTTCGAAGAACGCGGCCTCCATGGCCCGTTCCAGTTGCGTGCTGTTGAGCGGCAGGAGACTTTTCATATCAGCCCGCCAGCCTCACGTTGTAGCGTGTACAGAACGCCGCCTGAGCCTTGGTCGGGGCCAAGTCCTGCCACCCGACCAACTCAACCCGTGCAACGCCGGCAACGTGCAACTGAGCGTCAACAGCAGAGCGGGCGACCTCGACGCCCAGCCGCTTGCGTGGATTGATCCAGGCTGCCAATCGGCTTTTCGCTTCGGCCAAACTGGCATCCGCTTCGGGGCCGGCGCCGGCCATATGCAAGATGGCGTCAATCTCGTAGCGGATCACCTGCGCGCTCTGCACGGTTACACGATCGCCCACCGGGCGAACGTCATCGTCATCCAGCGCAGCGGCCACCGTCGCCAGCAGCTCCGGCGGCGCTTCGCCCTCCCCATCAAACCCCAGCACCGTTACCGTAACGTAACAAGGCGCCGGGCTTTCAGCCGTCGCATCTGCCACTAACCCCGAGGCGTTACGCGCGTGCAGGATGTAGCTGTTACGCGGGCCGGCCGTGGTCAAACCCTCATAGGCCAACTGGATGCGTTCGCGAAACGGGTCGTCGTCTTCCATGACCTTGGGCACCGGCGGCACGGCCAGCAGATCCTCAGCCTGAATGACCAGGCGCTGCAGATTGACGTTGGCCCCCAAGTGATCGAGGTCGCCGCGAATAGCGTGCGCCAGCAATAGCGCCTTGCCGGCGTCATTGACCCGAGCGCGGTTGCTGACCTTGTTATAAGCCCCGACCTCAAGCAATTTGACCACTGGATCGCTTTCCAGCGCGGCCGTCCAGTTGCCACCCATGTACCCGCGAAAGACGCCTAAACCGTCCTGATACACCTCTTCGAAGTCCAGAGGCTCCAGCACGGTCGGCGCCGGCAGCGACGACAGATCAACGGTACTCATGCAGCCACCTCCAACGTGACGCCGTCGCCCAGGTATTTCCCGACGATTTGCAAATTGATTTGCCCGCCAATGACGGAAATGACGCGCACCTGATCCAACTTCAAACGCGGCTCAAAGCGCCCCAAAGCGCGGGCAACCTCAGCCTGCACAGCGCTTTTCCAGCCCTCGTTGACGGGCAAATCGACAAACCGCCGCAGCTTGCTGCCGTACTCCATGCGGTGCCGGCGACTGCCCAGCGGCGTGCTCAAGATGTCGGCAATGGATTGCCGCAGATGCTCGATGCCGGATATGGGTAGGCCGGTGTGGCGATCCATTCCGATCATCTATGTCACTCCTTGAACGGCTCGTATTCTTCGCTGGCTTTCAGGAACTTGACCGCCTCGATGTCGGAGGACGGCACCACGACCGTCGCCTTTTCGACCGGATAGGAACGGTCAGTATCGGGCACGATCAACAGTCGCGACGTGTAGAGCTTGTCGCGGAATTTCAAGGACTCAGGCGATGAGTAGGTTGGGGATGACAATGCCGGTTCCGAGGAGGTTTGCGCCTCGGTTGAAGTCGGATCGAACTTGGCCATGTGGTTCTCCAGGCGTAATAAAACCCGCACTGGGCGGGCTGTCGTGAATGAATTAATGCGTGTGGTGATTGCTGTTTCCGGTGGCATCAATGATCGCGCCGGCGCTGGTGATGCCCTTGGTAACGTGCAGCGCGCCGTCGATCATCACCGCCGCTTTAAGATTGATGTTGCCGGTGGTCACGTTCACCGCGCTATCGGTCACCACCGCTTCCGTGCTGGCCACTTTGATGGTGACCGTGCCGCTGGGCAGGGTGATGCTGTAGCTCTTGGCCTGCCAGTCGTAGATCAGCGAGCCTCCATCATCGAAGCGCCAGACCTCGACATGGTCGCGGTTGTCCGGCGGCGGGCCAGCATTGCCATACAGGCCCGGGACAAACGTGCCTTGTGACACGTCACCGCTGGGACTGATCAAGCTGCCCTGCTCGCCCAAAGACGGCGCCCGCCAGTGCCTGGCCTTGCCGGCGGCGATGCTGTGCCAGCGCACCCAAGCGCTGACCCATTCACTGCCGTCTGACACGCGACACACCGGCGGCGATGCTGACAGATCCACCGCGACCACGTAGCAAGCCTTTACCGCTCCCGCAATCATGCGGTCATGCTGGGCGCTCGCGTAGCTGCTCACATCGCCTCCGCTGGGACAAAGTCCTCTTTGACGTCGTCCTGGAAGCCAATGAGCAACATCCCCGGCGGCTCGTCAGGCCAAAGCCATTCCTCCGGCCCCAGATAAACCTGCTGAGTCCATTCCACCAGCCACACGGTGTATCCATCCAGGTGCGGCTGGGTAAAGTCCTGCAGCGATTGCACAAACTCGGCAGGTTCAACTGCCAATCCCCACGTCTGCGCGCGCAGCAGCACCGCCAACTGGGTCGCCAATTGCACGGCCTGTTGATGATGGTGCGGCTTGATCGGGTCAACAATGATCCGAGCCTCGAACTTGCAGACCAGCGAAGTTTCGCCGGTGCCGATTTCGGTACCCGGCTCGATCTCAGCCACTTCAAGAAACACCGCGGGCAGCAACACGCGATCCTTAATGCCTGGCCAAGCCGTGACGGTCTGCACGCCAGGCAAGTAGGTACGCAGATGCTGTTCTACCGCCCGAAAAAGCTGGTCCAGGCTGAACGGTTCGTCAGACATTGCCGATCCTCTTAAGGTATTTCTGCAGCTCAAAGTTGAGTTCTTGTTTGAGAATCGCCAACAGGATCTCGTCTGCCTTTTTGACCCAGCTATCGAAATGCGGGCGGGCTTGCTCCAGCGACACCTTGGCTTTGGCCAACGGGAAACGACTACCGTTTTCGGCGACCCAGCCAGAACTCGGCCCGCGACCGGGGGAAACCGTGCTGTCCGGGTAGTCGTCCGCGTTGAAATGCTTGCTGGCCGTACGGATCCAGATGTCGGGCTTGTTGCCGTAGACCTTCTTGAGAAAAGCCCCTTCGTAACGCCGCCCCACCACCGACACACCGCTACCGGTCTGCCGCGCCCGGCCGATCCGGCTGGATTCGATGGTGTTCAACCCGAACCATAATTTGCCGCTCGCGGCCGCGCCGGAAACTGGATAGCTGCGCAACCGCTGACGCACCGCTGCTACGGCAATGCGCTCTGACCGGCTGACGGCTCGGGCAATGTGCGTGCGCAACCTTCCCAACGTTTTGTTGATCGCGCGCCGATGCGCCGCAGCAGCCGCTTTCGGCACCACCTTGGCAAAGTCCTGGAACGCTTGAAAATGTGCGGCCGAGGACTGGATGGAGATCATCCCGCCCCCGGCCGAGGGTTTGAAATAGCTGCCGACGCTCATGGCCGTAACCTCAGAATCAGAGCGACCAGCCCGTCACCGCTCGGTTCGAGCTGGATCAGGTCGTAGTCACCGCCGCCATCCAAGGCAGGCAGGTCAACGCTGACCAACATGCCCTGTTCCAGACCTTGCGAATCGCTGACGCGGATCTCGAAGCGCGGCTCTCGCAACCCGGTGTTGAGCTTGCCGAACTTAGGTTGCAGCCAGGGCGCGGCAAACATGCCGAACACTGGCTCGTCGCGACCTTCGATCCGTGCAGTGTCGCCCAGCGTTTCGAACACCACCGCGTCGACCTCGGCGACCAGATCGCGAAAGCCCATGGTCAGAGTTCCAGCAGGATCTGGGCGCGCGGTCGAGTGCACAGGTGCAACGGGTTGGACTGAGCTTCGCCCGCCATGCCTTTGTTGAAGGGCAGCGGCTCGATCATGCTGTAGTACGGAATGCCCTGAGTGTTGACCGTTTCCATGTAGTCGGCCGGCGCGAACACCGAGATGTACAGATCTGGCACGCCTTCAGGCACCAGCAGCGCCTTGTCGTCGTGGACGAACGACACGCCCGCGACCTTGCCACGATAGCGCTCCCAGATGATGCCGCCGAACTCGAAGCTTTCGCGCGCATCACCACGCAAGGCCGCCGCTTGCTGACTGTTAAGGTAGGTCTCTTTGACCGACTTGTGAACGATCAGCTTGTTCCAGAAGTTCTTGCCGCAGAAGGCGCGAGAACCGGTGCTGGTCACGCTGCCGAGCGCGTCTTCCTGCATGTCCAGCGCCTCACCGCACTTAACCCGCAGCTCGGTACCGGCTTCAGTCAGCCCCATGGACAACTTCTGACGCTGAACACCGAAGCGCTCATACAAGTCCAGCAGCACCGTCGAACCATCAGCGTCGAGGATCTGGCCGTTGAGTGCGCCCATGCGCTGGAACTCATGCGTCGCATCCAACTGACGACGCGCCTTTGCCAGACGTGCATTGACCACGTCCTGCACCGCCTGCAGCTCGGTGCGAGTGCCGAAGGCGCGAATGCCTTGGATCTCATCCGCCTTGATGGTGAAGCGCTCAGGCAGGTGTACGGTGTTGAACGGGATCAGGTTGCGCTTGCTCGCAGCAACCACCAGGCCAGAACCACCGCGCTCACCGGCCGGCACCAGTGCCAGGGTGTCACCGTCCTTTTCAATCTGCACGGTCAGGGTGGTAATGCCTTCCTCGCGGAACAGGCCCAGGGCGCTGATGCGGCCCGGCAGGTAGGGTTGATCATTGAGTGCAGCGGTCAGCGAGGTAACGGTAAACGCTTCGTCTTCAAAAATGGCGATATCGGCCATGGGTACTCTCCAGAAACGAAAAATCCCGCTCGCGGCGGGATGCATATGAAAAAGGAAACGTCTTAGCGGACGATTACCGAATGTGCGGCCAAGGCTTTCTCGGCAGCCAGATCCAGGCCGGTCAAATGCGCTTCACTGACCTCGGCCAACCGCACCACGGCGCGACCGCGACGCACCACATCGGATTCGCCCAACGGGCCGTAGAGAATGGCGACAGCGTTTTCAGTGCCGTCCTCTGCCGCCGGTTCATACGGTGCGAATTCGCCGGTGGCGGTCACCAGCCCGAGGATTTGCCCCGGCCACAACGCTGGACCGGCCGCGACGTTGATCGCTTCACGCGAGATCGTGCCGGCGCCTTCGGACAGCAGGAATTCACCTGCGTGCATCGGTTCCTGTTTGATGGTCATGCTCGTGCTCCTTTCGCGCTTTGCGCGGTTCCAGTTTGGGCCGCTTGGCGAGCAGCCCAAATCGAGTTGGGGTCAGGTTGTTTGGCCAGCACCTTGGGCGCCAGATCGTCCGCCAGCGGCAGACTGTTGTCGATTTCAAAGCCCTTGCCGCTGGTGACAATTTTGTCGAACAGACGCGCCCGCACCGCCGGCGCATCCAGACCTGCCGCGACATACTCGGCGCTGAATTCAGGCAGCCGCGCGGCCACGCAGAGGTCGTTAATCGCCTTGGCGCGTGCCAGCCCCGCCAAAACGATGTCTTCACTTTCAAGCTGGGTGGACTTGAGCAGCGGCTCGATCAGGTTGCTGATGCCCGCCGCCGTGCAGCGCTGAGTGACCATCAATGCCAACTTGGCCGAGTCTACAACGGGCGGCACCGTCGGCGGATCGACAGGATCAAGATCCGGATCCGGTTCGGGTGCCTCGTCGAGCTGCGCTACCAACTCAGCCGGAGCGTGCTGGAACCGTTGCAGCACCGCGCCTTGCCCCAGACAGGCTTTGACTTTGATGCCGTCGCCCACTTCATCGGCCAGCCCCAGTGCCACCGCTTCGTTGGCGGTCAGCCAGGTTTCAGCCGCCACCAAACGCCGCAGTTCCGCCTCATCAATGTCGGGCGCCTTGGCCTTATAGGCCGCAATGATCGCCTCCAAGGTTTGATCCAGCACATCAGCGACCCGGCGAAAGTCCTCAGCGTCCCCGCCTGCATAGGTGTAGGGGTTATGAATCATCAGCATGGCGTTCGCCGCGATGACTACGCGGTGCGCACCACACACGGCCACGCTAGCGGCGCTCGCTGCCAGTGCATCAACGCGACCAGTGCAGCGCTCACCCAGACGCGACAGCGCGTTATGCATGGCCAGCCCATCGAACAGGTCACCGCCGATACTGTTGAACGCGGCGACCACCGGCGACACACCGTCGTCCATGGCGCGCAGATCCTGCACGAACTGATTGGCAGTGATACCCCACGCGCCGATCTCGCCATACACGAAGACTTCGATCACTCGCTCGGTGGCCTCGCCGCTGGCATGAACGGCGTACCAGGTCTTGTCCTTGACCTCGACGCGTTTGCCGGCGCGGTTGTAGATACGCGGTTTCGCGTTTTTGCTCATGGTTGCTCCTTGTCGTCGGTGTCTTCGACGGCATCAAGGGTGTTGTAGTTGAGGCCCAGTTTTGTGGCCCGTGCCAGATCGGCGGCGTTTTCCAGATCGACCGTTTCGGCGTCGTAGCCGGTGCGCAGCACCATCTCACTACGAGAAGAAAACCCGGCCTGGACTTCCATCCGGCGTGCCTGCACGTCCTGTACTGGTTGGATGTAGGCCCAGCCTTGTGGCACCCACCGGGTACGCAGGTACTGGCGGCGTTTCTGTGCGTAATCGTCCAGCACCAGGACGCCAGACAGCACCGCCATGTCCATCCATGCCGCCCGTACGGGACGGCAGAGCTGATGCACGTACACGCTGAATTGCAGTTGTTCCAGGCGGCGCCGAAACTCGTTGAGCACCACCCGAAGCGCTCGGTCGTTGATCCCGCGCATGTCGCCCGTGAGGATCTCGTAAGGCGTACCAGAGCCCGCTGCAGCAGCCATCAGTTGCTGCCGCATGAAGTCCGGGTAGTTGTTGCCCGCGTCCGGCGGCTTGGAAAATTCCACCTCCTCACCCGGACCGAGTTCCTGCATGGTGCCGGGTTCGAGCGCGACCATGGGCGTGAAGCCGTCGCGGTCCAGATCCAATAACGCGCCGGTGACCGGATCGCGTGGCGCCGGACCCGAGTCAGGCGACGGGCGCGTGATGAAACCGGCGAACAGGTTGGCCACCTCCTGACGGAACAGCACCGCGTCGTCATAGTTGTCCAGACTGCGCAGCCGTTTGAGTACCGGCGACAATCGCGGCACACCGCGCAACTGGCCAGGTTCGACCGGTTCGAAGATGTGCAGCACCTGCGCGGCCGGGACGCGCACTAGCTGGTTATAGCCGGCGTTCAACGAGGCCGCATCACGCGGGTGCGACAGGTACATCCAATACGCTACCCGCTTGCCGCCGGGCGTGAACTCGATGCCGGCGCGGATGATATTGCCGTTCTTGGTGCTCTCGAATTTGTCGTGCGGCACGAACTCCGGCGCCAGAATCTGCAACTGCAGCGGAACCGCCAAGCCTTCGGCCCGACTGCGAGGACGCAAGCGAACAAAGCATTCACCCGATGTTTCCACCGTGCGCGACACCAGCGCCTGCTGGCCGTAAAAGTCGGTGCGGTCATCCGCATCAGATTCATCAACCCAATCACTCCACAGCTCCTGCAGCAGTTTGCGCAGGGCATCATCATCGGTCGCTGGCCGAGGGGTGATGCCGGTACCGATCAGGTTGCTGACGCGCTTGTCGATGACGTTGAAGGCATACGGGTCATTGCGAACCGCTGCCCGGGAGCGCGACCGCAAATTGCGCAGTGCCGGGGTGTTGATGCTGTTGATCCCGTTGTCGGGAGCGTCCCAGTTAGCGGATCGGCGGCCTTCACCAGCGCCTTCGTAACTGGCCTTGATGTTGGACGGCAGCACAAAGCCGTTACGGGTCAACGTCGGAAAATGTCGGGCCATTAAAGTCCCTTGCCCCCGTGATAAAGGCGGACCACGCGCGAACGTGGCCCGGCGGCGCTGGCCAGCGACGAGCGTATTTCTTCGCGCGCCTTGAGCAGCTCATCGACCGTGCGGTATTCCACGGTCCGGTCGGTGTAGCGCACAGTTTTTTCACCGCGAGCAATGGCCGCCTCAACCGCGTCGAGGTGCTTTTTCGTAAATGACATATCAGCGTCTCTTCAGGTAGCCACTGGTGGAGCTGCGGCGTTGTGGGGGGGCCGTTGTCGGACGTGATTTCACGGCTGGTTGCGGCGCCTGTGGTGCTGCCGGTGTTTCGACTGGCCGGCTGAGCCGCTCGCTCTGAACTGGTTGGCCACTATCGCCCGAAGCCGACTGGATGATCGCCTGCCGAATCCGCGTCCAATCGTGATCCTGGTAGCGATTGATGCCGAGGTAATGGGCCATGGCCAGGTTGTAAACCAACAGGTCGAGTGCTTCGTTGCGCTCGGACTTGCCCTTGGTCCATTCAATGCGTTTATGCCCCCTGACGTAACGGGTAACTTTGCGCTCAGCCACACACTGGGCGAAAAAGTCATCCGGCAGGTCGTTGGCAAAGTGCAGCGCTCCCGGGCCGGTGTCGAATGCATAGCGGTTGTAGATCCAGTCCTTCGCGGTGTCGGTACCGACAATCCATAGCTCGGCGCCATGCCGTTCAGTCAGTCCCTTCCATGTCACGTCGACCATCGAAGGTCGCTGCGCAATTACCGGCCGGCCCCGCTTGCTCGCCCCTTTGATGGCGAACACGCTGCGCCAGCGGCGCATACGACAGAACTGATAGACCTCATCCGTATGGTTACCACCGGAGTCGACCGCAGTAGCCATGATCATCAGCTCAGCACCACAAGGGTGTCGGTAACGGGCCTTGAGTAACTCATCCAGCGCCACCCAGGTGCGCTCATCGGCGGGGTCGCCGGAGATCACTTGAAAGTCGACCACCCAGCGCTCCATGCCAGCGCCCCAACCCATCACCATCAGTTCCAGGCGGTTGGCTTGGGTGTCAACAGAAGCGGTCAGCATCAACACGCCGTCGGGCATTGAGCCAAGCCCGTAGTTTTCCAGCCGCGCCCGATCCCTCAGCACATCGGCCGAGGTTTGCTCCTGAGCGCTATCCCAGACCTTGGCCAGACGGGTGTTATAAAACACCTGCATCGGCTCCAGATCGCCTTTGGCCTGAGCCTTTTTAGCCTTCTCGAATTGCTTGGCCAACGAGGCCCAACCGGTCCAGCCGGGCGGCGAGTACAACGCATTCAAGTTGAAACCAATGGTTTCACCATCGCCTTGGGTGTGTGCTCGCCACTCCCCTTTCGCCAGCATCTCGCCCTTATAGCGCTCCTCGATCAGTACGTCGCAGTCGGGGCCGGCACACTGGTAATGCACAACCTGAAAATCCGCCGAGTAATGCAAACGTTCCCACTCCAGCACCTGCATATGCTCGCAGGTTGGGCACGGCACGTAGTAGTAACGCTGATCGCTGACCTCAAACAGATCAGCGATCCGTGACGCCCCCCTGACCGTGGGCGAACTGGAAAAATAGAATTTCGCGTTACGGCCGAAAGTACTGCCGCGAGTCTCGGCCAGTTCGACCGGGTCGCCCTCTTCGCCAACGTCCACACTCCAGCGATCAACCTCGTCGCCGTAGATGTAGCGTGCGGAAAGCTCCGCCAGGTTGGCCGCAGAACCGGCCGTGGTGATGTACAGCGAACCACCCTCGAACTCCTTGGTGTCCATGGTGTTGCGCGCATCTCGCGAGCGGTTGGACGCCACGCGCTCACGCAGAACCGGCGTGGCCTTGATGGTTTTACCAATCCGCGAAGATACCCGCTTGGCCAACCCCAGGCTGGGCAACAACGTCAGGATGTTGGACGGGGCCATATGGATAAGGCCGCCGATCCAGTTCAAAGCGATCTGTGTTTTCATCAACTGCGAAGCCACCATAGTTACCACGCGTTTGCACGGGTGGGCTGGTGACAGACAGCGCATCGGCTCACGCGCATAAGGGGTACGCGAAGTGTGGTATTGACCAGGCTCGGCCGCACCCGTGTCGCGCGGGATACGCATGTACTCGTCGGCCCACTGATCAATCCAGACATCTGGCTCTGGTCGCTGCCCACGGAAATACGCTTCGCGGTACACCGTCGCACCGTTCGGAATTTCTAAGGACATAGGTTTAGCTCGGGATAATGGCTTGTTCTAGATCTGCTGCAGACAGCCGCTCAGCATCTTCCAATGTTTGTCGCAAAGCCGACGCCAGACGCTTTTCGATTTGCCATGGATCAGACAGCGAGGCCAGTTCAGGCGCGAGCTGTGGAGCCATTCCAAGCAAAAGATCACGCAGTAAGCGACCGGCGTTATAGGCGGCATCTTCGACCGCTTTGCGCTCTACCAAAGTGCCCAGGGCTTTAAGGAAGTTGTTTTTTTCCTGAAGCGACAGGTAGTGCTCACGAAGCGCGCGTGACTTTTGAAAGTCGGGCACCTCACCAGAGGGGTCATCTACAAAGTCTGCGATGACTATTTCCAGCGGCGGCTGATCATCCCGTTTCGGACGATTGCGCTCATGTCGAGCGGCGACGCCGGCCTTGCTCGGGTCGCTCGTCATGGTCAGAAGCCGCTCGCTGGCCTCCACATCAATCTGCCCGGCAGCATTCAGAACCAGTCGCTGACTCTTGACCAGCTTGCCAACGTACTGCCGAGACCACCCCTTAAGCTCGCAGTACTCCTTGCGAGTTACAAAAGCCATGCGGCCTCCATCGTCGTGGCTTGTTAAGCCTGTCAACTAACCCGGCTTAGTTGACAAGCGATCTGACCATTGCGCCGAGGCTGCTGTTTAAGAAAATGAACAGGCATGAAAAGGCCTACAGCCCAATAGAACCGGGGGGACTTCAATAAAAAACACTCTTTGGATCATGCGAACTCTGTCGCTGGAGACACAGAATTTCTTGTCAACCTGTCAACCTGTCAACCGCTGTCAACTAACTTTCCAGCCCTGTGGCTAACGCTTTCCCGCGGGTTTGCGACCCCGTACCCTCCGGATATCCCCAGGGTCCCCAGCAGTTTTCGGCGCACCAACCCGGTGCGCCGGCCTCTGGCCGCCACTTACCGGTGGCATTTGAGGACGCGCGAGCGGTAGGCCGTCCCCGAACCGCAAAGGTGAGGGTTTACGGAAACTCTCGCAGCGCCTCTTGCAAGTGCGTGTACTTGCCGTAAATCGCGCTCGTCGCGCAGCGCATTCAATAAAGGACATCAACCTTCAACTCGCTTGCCGGCAGCACGGTCGTAGTAACCGCGAACTTTCTCGACGCCGAGGAAGCCAACAGCGCCGCCGGCAAATGTGGCCATGCTTTGAGGTAAGCCCATCCATTCAAGGAGGGGCACCAATGACAGCGTGACGAGGCCGCACAGCGCGCCTTCCAGACACATCTGCCGGCGCGTGCCACCGCCATACATCACGCGCAACACGGCGACGCATACGGACAATCCAGCGGCGTAGAGTTGCGGCTGATGCAGCAGCAGCCAGGCAATCATTGCGGCCCACAGACCGGGATCCTTCTCAGGCATGTTTGGCATCTCGATTCCTCCCTTTGGGGGAGTGCATTAGGTTCGGCTCCAACGGCACTCCCGGCTCAGAGCGATGGGTGTGGTGGGGCCGAAAACGAAAAAGCCCCGGCAAATGCCGAGGCTTTAGTGAAAAAATAACGCTTGGAGCGTGAAGAAATTACTGTGCTGTATAGACGAGGCGGCCTAAGTTGAAACCATCAACACTCGACAGCTTCCCTCTCCAAAGCGACCCTCCAGGTAGAATTGGTCGCTCGTTCGAGCTATAGATTTCTGCAGCTTCTAAATGAATGAATTGCGGTGGAGGCAAAAGACCGTTCTCAGTAATCGGTGGCGTATTCCAATGCGAGGCTTCTTCTTTGAAAATCTCGCGAGAACCATCTTCAGCAGAAAAGTCGGCTGCAAGGTGATCCGTCATCTTCTTGAAATAAGCATCCGCCGATATCAATTTCCCAGAAATTAGATTTCCGCCGACAGTTAATGTAATTGAATGCTGATTATTGGGGTGAGCATTCGTGTTATTGACCAGCCATTGAAGCAACTGATCAATACCCCGTCCTTGCCATTCCTGTTGGACAAACAGCGGATCGTCGAGCCGCCCTCTTAACATGTCATCGTGAGTTTGAGGTTCATTCAAATCAGACATGGTAACGCTCCCTGCAGTTGGTGGTAACAACCCCCTATATACCTGAGCGCCCTACAAAGAAAAAGCCCAGCGCTTGGCTGGGCTTTGTTGTCAGTCCTCTACACGCGCAGGAATGACAGGATGGGATAAATACTGATGGAACGATGGACTGATGTCAACAGGCCTTTACGCTGCATCAGCAGAAATAATGAGCCCTTCGATATCGAATATCTCTCCTGCCAGACACAGCGCCTCATCAACAAGAGTGTTTAGCGCGCCGTAGATGTTTCGGCGCCATTCGCGGCGCGTCGACTCAGGGCGGCCTTCCGTATCCCAAGTGTTCATGTCGTAAAAGCTTTTCGGCAGAACGATCATTGAAGCAGACCGGGATTCAATCCTCTTCTTCGCCGATCTCTCTACAGCGACGGCAGAGGCAATCATCGACTCACGGCGCCAATCCCGCGCGTCGACAGGAACAGTTACCGTTACAGTCCTGGCCGACTTCGGATCGGCGCCCTTCAGCTTTGGGACTGCCCACGCGGTGACGGCTTTGAAGATGAATAGTTGCGGTGCCGGCGAATTGATCAACTGTCGAAGCTCGGTGATTGCCTGAATCTTCTTCGCCTTGTCTGTACTGAACTTGGCCACCAAGGCATTCATATGTTTCTTTTCAAGGCCGTGGTGAAGTCGTGCCGCAACCCAGCAATCAGCCTGGGCACGATCAATACGCTCACCGGGCGCACAGCGGAACAGTGAAAGAAGGTCACGCTGCTCTTCCTCATGCGGGCTGTACAGCTTCTGCCATGCCTGTTTGCTGGTGTTATCGATAGCTTCAGCGGCGAGAGCCGAAACCACACCACCAAGAACGCTGTTGTAAATCATGGATCAATCCCCCTTGATAGCCGAGCCACCAGGCCCGCGAGTGTTGGTTTGCTGGTAAAGCTCAGCCGTGGTCAATGGCTCACGCGGCAATGTCGCGATGTGGCGTTCATGACGGATCAGCATGCCGAGCTGAACGATCAGGTCATCTACTGGCAACGGTTCCAGCGTCTCGGCGTGCACCAGGCCGGAGGCGTGGCATCCGATGCAATCGAGCTGATGAAACACGCCCTTGACCAACCCCTTCCCGGCACAGGTTGGGCAGTCGGTGAGCGGGATCTGGCGGCGCACAAAGGCGGGGCCGTGTGTTCTTTTATCCATTTTTAAACCTCGCCTATGGTTGTTTCTTCAACGGCCTTGCAGGCCTTATGTTCTGTGGTTTGCAGCGGATTACCGGAATCTTCAAATCTAAAGCCGGTCAATCCGTGAATCGCCGTAAAGCCTTTCTGATCTAGATGCGCGTGCCACTGCTCGAGGGCATCACGCTTGCGGCTCATCACGTCCGACTGGATGTAAACCTTCACGTTGTGGCCCATCGCGTGGTTGATCAGCAGCTCACCAATCAGGTGGTCGACGCCGAGGTCTGCCCAACCGGTGCGAGCCACCTTGCGCAGGTCGTGGCTGGTCCACTCGCCCTGCCCCAACCGACGAAACACTGCGCAACCTTGAGCCTCGCCCAGCGCCTTGCCGTTGCGCGCAGGGAATAGGCTCTGGCCCTTATAGCCTCGGGCGAACTGGCCTTCGCGGTACCGGGTCAGCAGCGTGCACACTTGCTCGGTCAGGGGCAGGTGATGCTCGACACCGGTTTTCGTGTTCTCGGCCGGGATGAACCATTCGCGCTCGGCAAGGCTGATGTGCGACCAGCGCGCCATCCGGGTTTCACCGATCCGCGTGCCATGGCAGAGCATCATCAGTGCGAGCATCGAATCCAGCGGCGCCGTGGTCATGACGTCGGCCAGTTGCCCGAGCAGGCCTTCCAACTGAACGCCGCGCAGACGGGACGGCTTGATGCCGACCTTCGCTTTGGAGAAGTCGTTGAAACGGATCGCCGCCATCGGATTGGACGTGATCATCCCCAGCTTGGCCGCCTGCCGGAATGCCAGGGCCAGTAGCTGGAATGCGGAACGCACGTAGTCGATGGAAACCATCTCTTGCAGCGGCCACATCAGCAAGGTGTCGAGCGCAGCCTTGTCGATACCGATCAGGGGCAGTTCGCCGAGGCGCGGTTTAAGGTGACACTTGATGATCGAGGCGCCGGTGTTCTTGCGCTTGGTCGACAGATTGCGATCGCGCGACATGCGATCCGCGAACCAGTCCAGCAGTTCGCCAACAGCGTTCCACTTCGACAGGCTCGCACCCTCCCCGGCGGCCAGGCGCAGCCGAAGCGACGGCAGCGCCGCTACAACCTGTTTGTGAGTCAGCTCGGGGAACGTCCCGATGGGATTCCACTTACCCTTCAACACCAGGTACCACGAGCCACCGGTTCGAGCCTTGTTGAAGCGCAGGTACAGGCCCTTATTCTCAATGTCGCGTACGTCCTGTACGGTGCCGGCCACTTGGCGCTTGATCTCAGCTTCGGTGATCTTCACCGCGGCGGTACTCATGCGGCCCCCTTAACGGTGAGAATTCCAGCCCTGATCAGGGCTTCGTGGGTTTCGGCGATGGCGCGCGGGACGTCCTGCCAGTCGATCTCGCCGGCGGCGCGGCCGTCGATCACGTCGTGGCAAGCGTTGCACGCGTACACCGCCACGGTGTCAAAACCTTTCATGCCCATACCCTTCTGCCCGCAAGGCAGATGCGCGAGGACGGTGGTTTCTGGATTGTGATTGCAGATGCTTGGCATCCGGACGGTGCACTCTTGGCCATTTGCCGAGGCGCGAAGCTTCCTCGAGCTCACTCGCATGCAGGCTTCCCCGTCACTACGTCGACGACTTCGTAGGTCCCAGGCCACATCCACGAGCCATAACGCTTGGCCATGGCCTCGTCGGCAAACAGCGCCAGCGCGTGATCAGGCGGCGAACTCAGATCGACCTTGAACGAGCAGCAGAACACTGCGAAGCGATAGGTATCGATTTCAGGAACAGCCAGGCGGCGGTCAGGCATGACGGGCAGCCCCCGATCTCATGGCGCGCAGCTCGGAGAGCGCTCTGTTTCCGATCTCAGGTGTACGGCGGCCGTCAACTCGGGCGGGCAATGCCAGCGGCATCTTTTGGAGCGGCAACCCATCGATCAAACGGCGCACGGTGATCACGTAGTTGCGCTCGAACAGCTTGCGCGCCAGCGAGGTTTCGAGGCGGTTCAGGCTCTCGAAACCCGACTCCTTGGCCGTGTGCCAAATCGCATCATGTGACCAGTTCGCTTGGCCGGCCATCGACGGATGGACATTGCGGCTCGCTTCGCGAAACGCCGTTTCGAGCGGTGGCAGCCCAAGCATTTCAGGCGTGGGCTGGCACAGGTTTATGAACTTGCCTACGCTCGGCGCGAAGTCAGAGCCGAGCTTCCGGCACTGCTCGATGCCGAAGCGAATCTGCTCGACCTTCGTGATTTTCTCGGCCATGAACGCCTTGGTCCAGGTGGCTTTCGCGGCGTTGACGGCCTCTTGATCAGGCCAAGCCTGCTTCCACGCCGGGAAGATTGCCATCAGCTCGCGGAACAGTGCGTTGATGACTTGGACCGTACCCGCATCCGCCTTCACTGGCGCGACCTCAGCCGACGCCACATTTGGTAACATTTGCAGCACACTCGAAACAGACTTCATCACAGACCTCCCAGGTCATCACCCCAACTGGTGTCGTTGAAATCAGGCTCTTGACCACGACCTGCTGCCTGCACTCGCTCACGCTTCACCCATTGGACCAGGCGGTAGCACCAGCCGGAGCCGGAATCGAGAGTGTTTGGCTTGGCGCAGTGGAAGCCCTTGAACTTGCGAACCGCTTCGTCAGGGACGCAGTCGGCTGGAAGCCCCGCGATGGCGATCTGATCCGACAACGCTTTCTCGTTCGGCAACCAAGTCGCGAACATGGAGAAGCGCTGGTGATTATCCTGCGGCTCGATTGCGGCGTTGTTCTGCTCCGCGATCGCGGCATCAATCTCGCGCTGTTGCTGCTCTTCGGTTAATTGATGGTTAAGTGACGGATTGGGTGCAGCCGCTGCACCCCGTTCTGTCTTAGCTTGCACCCCGTTCTGTTGTGGGTTGCACCCCGTGCCGTCATTTGCACCCCGCTCGGAACGGGGTGCAGCATTTGCACCCCGCAATAATTGGAGGTCGTAAACGACTGGGCGTCGGTCATGGCGATCAATGTGAACAGCAGCAATCGCCTGATTGCCCTGCTTGATCAGTCCCGACTTCTCCAGGTCATCTAACTTGTAACGCACGGTACGCTCGGATAGACCGGTGTCCTGAGCCAGGGTGGAAGCTGACGGGAACGCGCCAGTACCGTTCGATCCGGCATAGTTGGCCAGGCACAGCAGAACGTGCCGTGCGCTGGCATCCTTGAGAACTTGCGTGGGCAAAGACAGCGCCCATGACATTGCTTGAACGCTCACAGCGAGGCTCCGATATTCAATTCGGCAAAACGAGATGACGTGTGTCGCGACACTTTTTGCGATTGACCAAAACGTGTCGCAGGAATGGAGGGATTACCGGGGGTGACGTTCGTATTCATAATGGCCCCTCAGTTTTTTGCGTTTTGAAGAAACCGGGTTGCAGCCCGGCTTTTTTGTGCCTGAAACTCAAGCTGCCTTCACCGAGCTTTCGAGCAAATGAAGGCTTTCGCGTACATGTCCGATCTCAGTGAGAATGTCGGCCTTCTCGCCGGATGAAACGTGCTGGTCATCCAAAGCCTCGTGTACAGCGATGGTCAAATCAGCTACTTCCTTGCCGACATGTACCAGCGAGGCAGTCAGCTCTTTGGGGGCCGGCGCATCCTTCGGAACGAGCTCGAAACCGAACTGATCCGCCAAAGTTTTCAACGGGCGCATGTCTTCGGTGTGCAGCAAAATCCCAAACAGATGCTCAATAGTCAGGTGATGCGCCGCGTTGTCCGGGTTCGAGCGCTGGAGCAAGCTCACGTGTGCCATGCACATCTTCCCGGCCAACTCCTCTGCCCCACTTTCCTTGACGGTGGTGTGGCAAGCCCTCAAGAAATCTTCCATTCGTAAAACCTCAAATTTGTTTCCGTGGCGTGATGCCAGTGGCGGAGTAGAATTCAACTCATGGATCAGGGCAGCTATGGCGCGTCGCTTTTGCGCTCCGCTTTGAATTTCCCCTTGGAAAGGACCTGAATCTGGTACTGACGGGACTCTGGGATCGTTTCCCCCCACATGGTCACGGCACTTGGATGGATTCCCAGCGCAACCGCTAACTTTTTCTTGCTGCCGAAGTGTTCGGCGACCTCACGCGTATTCATTGCGCATCCTCATTCGAGCGTGCCGCAAATTCAGCATGCTGAAGTTATGGCGTCAACGAAGAATTAAGCACTCTGCATACTTAAATTCAGCTAACTTAATATTGGCGTCATGGAAAGACACGAACGTATTGCCCGAGCCATTGCGCTCAGTGGGAAAAAGAAAGGGGAAATCGCCGCCCTTTGCGGAGTGGCGAATTCTGCCGTTACTCAATGGATCTCAGGCGAAAGTAAAAGTATTCGGCCTGAAAACCTTTACGCGCTGGCTAAGGCCACGGGGTTCAGGGCTGAATGGCTTGCAATCGGCGAAGGCGAAGAGGTTGAACCTGATTCGAATGTAGGCGCGGCTCGGCAACCCGTGGAGTCGTTTCGATATCCGGTTATCAGCTGGGTAGCTGCAGGCGCGTGGGCCGAGGCTGTGGAGCCCTTCCCGCCTGGTTTCTCAGATCGGTACGAGCTCTCCGACTATGACTCCAAAGGAACCGCGTTCTGGCTGGAAGTGAAAGGCGATTCGATGACATCACCGGTAGGCACAAGCATCACAGAGGGAACACTTATCCTCGTCGACACTGAGGCAGATGTGCAATCGGGCAAACTGGTTGTCGCAAAACTCGCCGATAGCGATCAAGCCACTTTCAAAAAGCTTGTTGATGATGGCGGCAGGCGTTTTTTGAAGCCGTTGAATCCCGCGTATCCAACTGAGATGCTGGCCGAAGACTGCCGCATTGTAGGTGTCGTAGTCCGGGCGCTGCAGAAGTTATAGCCCCACTTACTCCCTACCCGCTAATCCCAAGCCCGCCAAAAGCGGGCTTTTTGCTGCCCGAAGACAAAGGAGTACAAATGTACTCCTAAAACCTTGCCAATCAACTGCGTTGAAATAATACTGTACATTCATACAGTTAACGGTAAGGAACACCCATGTCTCTAAGATCGACCGCGACACCCAGCACCACCACATCTTACGAACTCGCGGGCCGGCGCCTCCAGGCACTAATCACTGCACCGAGTGTTCAGAAGAGAATGGCCGTCACGGTGTCGAGGTTGGAGCACGAGGCCGAGGAAGACTGGCAGCGACTAATTGACGATATCAGCGAGACTGACGGTGTGATGGTTGAATCTTTACAGGGTGGTGCAATAAAGATCGGGTGGAAACAATACTGTGACGCTTAAAAGAAGCCCGCAAACGCGGGCTTTTTTACGACTGTTGATTTCAGAATGCTGAATTATTTTATTAAGTTTGCTTGACTGCTTGATTTCAGCTTGCTTAAATAGCTTCAAGCCACTACGCCGGCCAAGTAGCGAAAGCTACGCCGTTCTTTAACAGTCAAAAATCTTCGCGGATCGATCCCCGGCAACGGGAACAGCGCGAAACACAAATTTCGATCCCCATGCCAGCTCTGGAACTGGCCGGGCTCCCTCATGAGAGCACGCAAAGTTGCACAGCCACCCGATGTGACGCCAGTAGCGGCAGCGGGTAGAGAGAGGACTCCGGCAGACGTGCAACGAGATATCAATCATCACTGAAGCACCTTCTTGCGAGGGTGCTTTGGGATGACCTAGAGGAGCATCTAAATGCAGCATTCAGTGGACAGCAACGCAAAGTTACCGCGAGTTGAAGCTCCATCACTGGCCTCTCGAATAGGGCCGCGCTTATGACGGTGGCTCAGCAAGGCTGAGCCTGGGCCTCGCACGAAAATTACTTTGATGCAACGAGCAAAGAACTCGACGCGGCGAGCTGCCTCAAGTACGCAACGATCGTTACCAGTCGGACAATAGTTGCTTCATTACGAGCTTTGCCTCTTCCGGTGACTGAGACGATTTCGAAAGAGTTAGACGAATATCTGTCTTCAGAATTCGAATGTCCGTAACGCCGTGCCAGAAGCCGTTATCAACAAGAATGGCATCACCAACCTTTATCGGCTCGGCGCTTTCGTAGTACTTCGGGCACGAATCGTCGGAGTCATTCAGGTACTTCAGTTTGAATTTGCGCATAGCAAGTTCGCCCTCCTTTGCAAGCTGCGTTGTGTGAGAGCGCTCAGCCTAGCGTAAAGCCCGTCACTTGGGCAGTGGTGAGTAGGCCGGGGCTGTCCGGCACCTATCCTTTTACATCGGCGGGCGCTTCTACCCGTCATCCGCCAGCACAAACCCCGGAGTTGCAATGACTGACACCACACAAGACAGGCGTGGATTTCTATTTGGTATTAGGGTGGGCGAAAAAAACAAAACCTACACGCTGAGCGTGGATGCTGCCTCCCCCTCTTGCGCGATAACGGCTTTAAAGACCGCACTGATGAAGCTGGAGGAGGGAGAAAGCCGCTTTGCTGAAGGCGAAAACAACGTGATGATGATTGGTAGTGTGGCTGCAACCTCCCGGTATAAATTACACCAGTGACCCGCTATTCCGACACTCGTTGCCCAACCAATGTTGGGAGAGGAATCAATATCTCCCAAAGTGGCTCATCCGCTAATTTATGAGGTGATTCCTCACTGGACCAGTAAAGGTGTGCCCGCTGATACAGTTCCAATACAGAGCAATCAGTGCCTAACAGATTCATATCACCGCGATGAACCGCGCTCTCGGTAATTACCTCATATATTGAAGCTGATTCTATCTCTTGTTCATTTTTCTCTTTCGCGAGTAACTCCCTAAATCGCTTTGCATCACTAAAATGTTCGCAAGCAAATAGCGACTGATAGCGGGATGGCTTTTCCGGGAAATAGCTACGGCGCACCAGCTCAAATATTAGCCCCACTAACAGAGAGTTACTCGCCCCAGTTAAACTATTCATTACTACTTCAGGATTGTAGAGATAATTGTAGCCGTGTTTGGACAAGCCTTCAGGGTGTATTTGGTTGAGGAAATCAGTCTTCACTGGCGTATCGGGCGTGTAAGAGCCTAGAGATATTTGACAATAAGGAGCCAAACTTCGCGCGGAATCAACAGTGTAATACTTTGCATTGTTACTCATATGCTTATCTCGTGTAGTACTGCTTGGTCGAACCTGCAGTCTACGGCAGGACCCGTCACCTGGGCAGTGGTGAGTACGCCGGGGCTGTCCGGCACCTACCCTTCCCCACCTCTACTCGTCAGCACTTTCCCCTGCGTCCAACGGCAACCAGCAGGCGGCGCCGAGTGATGACGAATGAATACAACCCCAACACCCACCGAGGGATCAGCCATGCAAATGCACCCACTGATGCAACAGCGCCGGGAAGTTCTCAACGCCTTATTTGTTCGCTCCCACGCAGCCCGTGAAGAGTTCGCCCGACTTGCAGGTCTGGCGGCGCCGAATAAGAAAGTGCGCTTTCAGGTGAGGACGGTCGGCAATGCTTACCACATCGTTGACCTGGTCACCGGCAAGACAAAGGCCTTCCGCTTCAATTATCAGGTCGCGCTGAACATGGCGATCGCATTCGAAAAGCAGGCGAATCGCTTGGCGGAAGGTGTGCATTGATCGGTGCACCAATGCCAAACCCACGAGACCAGTTGCTCGACAACCTAAGCCAGCAACTTGATCAGTTCTTCGGTTCCGGCGGTAAGGCTCAGCAAATCCCCAGTGGCGTCACTGGCGATCCAAAGCTGGCATCCACACCGCATCACGACCGTCTGCGAGTCGAGCGCAACAAGATCGCCCCGAAGGTTCGCGAACTGGCCGAAGCCGGCAAGACCATCAGCGAGACGGCCAAGACACTGCACATGCACGTCAAGCGGGTTGCGCTGATCGCCAGCGAGAACGGATTCAGGTTCAACTCATGAAACGCATCAGTAACCGGGCGACGACACGCCGCCGACAAACCTGGCTGGACTTGCCGGCCAGCGGAATTGAAGAGGTAGGCCATGGCCAAGAGCAACGCGCAATTGCAGAAGGACAAGCGAGCCAAGGAGAAGGCGCTGCTCGATCGCATCGGCGCCGAGAAGCGATCGCTGATTGTCTCGAAAGCTTTAGATGACGCCCTTCATATTCTCGGCGGGCGCCACGGCTTCGAGGAATGGCAGGAGACGGTGTCGACGTTCCTGATCAACCTCGCCGGCGCAACAACCTGTGAGTCCGGTCGCTTCGCCAACATGTCGCGACCGGAAATCATAATAACGGAAAAACAGTCGCGACAGCTTGAGCAGTTTGCCGAGCCTGGTATCGAGACTAACTGAAGGTACAGTAAAGTCTTCACCGCCCCCCTACTATTGCCCGCATGTACAATGCGGCTTCATTAGCGCCGAAGGACCGAGCATCAAATTCATTCAGTTCGCCTACGTCAATTAGCATATTAGTATCCAAATTATCAAAGACCTTGAATTCTGAAATATACTTTTTAAAACCATTCCCTTGTGCACTTAGGCAATTGTAATAAAGTACAACAAGCTCAAAATCCGACAAAAATGATCTGACTATCCCGCCAAACTTAGGCGCGTCTGGATGACCCGACTCTGAGATAAATCTAAAAACAGAATACAAGCTTCTAAAATACAAACTCAAATCACCTTGATACTTGAGCCACATGAGTTCATACGCATCATCAAGCTTACTGTACTCTGGAGACATACTCTCACGGAATTCAGTTTCAAAAAAACGATACCAAGCCTTGAAACAATCCCTACCAGAGTATAGTAACTCACCTTTTTTCTTCAGATCGAAGCCACTAACAACACTCTGCTGCAATGCCAACATACTATAGAACTGAGATTCTACTTGCTGATTCGAGACTTGAGCACGCGACTCGATTAAATCTTTTCTCTGAAGGAGCATCGTAATTAACACACCTGAGAAAGCCAAGCCCGAGAACAACGCATTCAAAGTTCCAAAACTATCGCCAAATGCACCTTCACGAAGCTTTTCTGGAACTCCGCCAAAAGGAACATCCCAAAGCATAGTAATAAAAAAAGAAACATAAACAAAAAACACCATAAACAATAAAAGCGCCACCTTACCAGAACTACTCAGCCTATAATTCAAGCGCCTTGAACAACCAATCAAGAGATAGCAGAACAGAAAAATACAAACTACCAAACCGACATAAAACGACAAACTTACGTTTGAAAAACTGCTTGCATAAAATCCGCTTACGACCTCGTCGCCAGATCGTGCAGCGCCCATAATATTCGTATAGCCAAGATCTCTTGTATCTAAAGTAAACCAATCGACTCTTTCAGCTGCCATCATTTTGTCGCTTTTTTTGGGTTCTCGAAACCTGCTAGATACCCTATTTATATCCAAATTGCCACCACCGGTCACGGAGGGCGGCGCCTGACTGGAGAAATTCATGAGCCACAACTGCGAATACGTTCGGCAGCATTACCAGGTGCCCGCCGAAATCGGCCGCCGCGTCATCGCCTACGGCAAGCCCGGCGTCATCCTGGCAGATAGAGGCCATTAGATCGGCGTGGTGCTGGATGATGATCCGAAGAAACGGATCGCCAACTTTCACCCCACCCACGAAATGCAGTACGGCGAGATGGCGGAAACGCTGCCCCTCAAAGAATGGATGGTCCTGCCGTTCAAGCATGACTGGAGCGATCTCGACTGGAACCGCGAAGCCCGCGAAGATCTGGTCAGGGTGTGGGCAGCCACTCGAAGTCAGGCCAAATACAAGGCCTATGAGCGGCTTCAGGATTACTGCCACAGCATCAAGGCGATGTTGCACTTCAAGGTTCGGCGCGCCTGCTCGACTGCATGCCCACTCGCCTCAGACGAAGCTAGGCGGCTCAACGATTCGATGCGCCGAATCCATGTAGCTGGCCAGGTCGATCACCTCCCGAAGGAACACGACCACCTCCAGCTTCACTGCGTCGTCCGGCAGCCCTATCCGTTTCAGCATTGCCTTGGCGTCCTCTTCAATAGCCGCCAGCGCATCTACATCGCTCTGCAACCTCATGTCGGCCTCCTGCCAGTGTGAGTTCAGAGATACATACCCCACTTCTACGAATCACGCCAGCCGGCGAGGCAGGCGTATGCCCGGAGAATGCTTATGAGCACTTTCGCTGTGTTTGGAATGACCATTGATGTCGCCACCGCCGAGGCGCGCAAGAAAACGAGCGGCACCCGCAAGAAACTCAAAGCTCCAGGCGGCGTCGAGCCAATACCGGAGCCTGAGTGGCTTGAGCTGGTTCGCAAGCGTGCCGAGAAGATCATGGGGGGGGGCTACGGTGCGTCAGCTCTCGCCATTGTTCGACGCGCCGCAGTACGCCGAGCAGTGCATGGAGCTGGCTCGCAAGACTTTGCGCTGTCGTGATCTGAAGATCAGGGCAAAGGCGGTACTGACTGACACCAAGGGGAAGCCAATCCTCAATCCGAAAACCAAGGTGCCGAAGGTCGGCTTTACAGATTGGCCGCAGATGCAAGGAGCGCAGGCGACATAATCTGCACCTGATCAACCTACGGGAAATCGCTCTGGCTACTTGGCAAAGTCGGCATGAAGAGGCAGGATAATGGCGAATTGGCATGAATCAGGGAAGAACATATGCAATACGCTCTGTGCAGAAATGACGGAAAAACTTGGGAAGCTTATGCATTTTCAAGGCTAGGCCACTCGGAGTTAAGCGATAAGCGTAACAATCTTATCTGTACAATGTGCGGAGCATTGGCATGGTTCCGAAAGGAAAGTACCCACGGTCACCCCGCTCACTTCTGTGCCCACCACAACAATGAATGCGAGTTAAAAGCAGAATACGTAGTTGTCGACCAGGATAAGGGAGATGGCACTGAAGCGGTAGATATGCTGAAAAGCAGTGGCGATATCATAGTACGTCTCGACAAAGAAAAGGGTGGTGATATCGACGTAGCTCCACCTGCAGAGCTTCCAGGCGGTCCGGCTTCGCAAGACGGAAGAACACACCTTGTAAAAGGTGGAGATAGATTGTCGAGTCAGGAGTTTACCTTACGTCGAATTCTGCATCGATTAGTACAGAGCCCTGATTTTCGGAATTCCTCCGCAAAGCTAACTTTTTTTAAAAAGGGCGATGAGCCCTATATCTCAGGATGCGTAAAGGATATCACTCGTGCATTCAGCGAGATTTCAAAGGAAGAAACAAGTGAGAACCCCATGTTCTACTGGGGACCAATCACCAGCGTCAAAACAACGCCAGATGGAAAGATCTGGTTAAACTCCTCTCCACAATATCAATCTGTCAGCGTGGCAATATTCCCGGATATTGCTGATGACTTCATAAAAAGCTTTAATATTGATGAGCTAGATGATTTAGCTGGCGCACACATCCTCGTCTCTGGAAAGTGCTTTTTCACCGGAAAGCAACAATCTAAACCTATCATCTGGTGCGGTGCAGTGAATCAAATTGTAATTCGACGTTATCGAGCAGCCAATTTGCAAATAGCTGGATAACACCAAGCATAGGCCAGGCACTCGTTAGTTGCCTGGCGAACTTATAAAAATCAAATAATTTCAGCCTACAATTCAGTAAGATATCTCACTGTTCATTTTTTCGCACCGCGTCATGATCAGAAGAAAACTCACACATATACACGCTCTGAATCGCACAAAAGCCCTTAACTGGCATCTTGATATCACCGCGCATGTACCTCAGAAGTTTATGCGCCTCCACGTGGACGTGGTCAGCAAATAGGGTTTGATGAGCGCGGCTTGCATTTCCCGGGGGAGTGTTACCGAAGTCACTTGGGCAGTTGGTCCACCGCCTGAAGAGCTCCACCTGCGCGTCACTTGCAAACTGATCATCTTCCTGTATTCACAACTCCTTGGCTCTGTCCCATGCCGGTTCGAACATAAATACCCCACTTATATGAATCACGCTAGCCCGGGGAGTCATAAGTCTTATCTACATTTTTCTCTAAGACGACACCTTCCACAGGTGCATCTCCTGTATAGGCAGGTGCAGAGATATTTTTATTATTAGTTAAATCTGAAGTATTCAATCTCACATCGCAAGCAAGCTGCTCGAGCTTTTTCGCTTGTTCGCTAACAAGCTTATTGAGCTGATCGATATTAATATTTGCCTCAATCTCTGACCCTTTAATAATTCTCCCGGAATCGTCAACCAGTCCTTGAGAGGGTGGTAGACGCTCTCTATAGGCGATAGCTTCCGCATGCGCTGCAAACATTAAGAGCATCTGTTTTGTTGGCTGATTACGCGGATCAAAAGTCAGCGTCATATTTTTATCATCAGCAGTCAATTGAGTAGCTCTACCACCAGCGAGCTCAGAATTTCTATGAGATAAAAGCCAGCATAAAAATCCGCCTACTCCAAAAAAACACGCTCCTGCAAGAGGGATCTCCCAACCCGATTTTTCAGTCCACAGAAATGCACAGCTTGCTAGCAAGCTTGCGCCCGAAAGAACAAGGCAACCAACAGTAAAAATTTGACTTTTTTGGGGAGTGAGAGAAACAGTCGTTTCGAATTTCCCTTCCATGCTCATGTCAGGCGGCCCCAATAGAGATAGTGCCATCATCGTGATAAGTTGGAGCAAAATATGGGAATTTATCCTTCATATAATCATTGCGAACATGAAACAATCGCACGATATTTAAGACCATACCTTCAAATACAATCGATGTTTCTTCGTCGATATAACAGCGATCCAACCGAATTGAGCTCGTAGCCACATGAAGCATACAACCATCAAATCTACAGTTCTGAAAAGTCCAACCATCAAGCCTCATTGTTTGATCTTTAAACCATTGACCTTTAACAACTGGGTTCGTCGAAAAGCCGAGTCCCTGAGCAAGACTATTAAAAGGACTAGGAGGTGGTGGCGCTGAAGGAAAGCTCAATTTTAGACACCTATTAAAGTTAATTGTAAGTCACTCGAACAATAACCCACGAATTTCAATTTCGCCAGCAAGGAAAGCCCTTAATCATCCTTCCCGATCGGTACGCATGCTGCTCAGATTACTCAGAACCGAACCAAGAGCGCACCTTTTGAAACTCGACTGAAGGCCACCTTCCACCGCCCGGGCATGCCCCGGCATAGGACGCCAACCGTGATCAATCTCTTCTGGCGAATCATCGCCAAGGTACTCGCGCGCCCGGACATCGCCGACTGGCTCATAGCCAATGCCCTGCGCACTCCTCCGAGCACCTCAAAAAACAACGAAAGAGCTGATCACATATCGAGGCTTATACTCTCTAACGAAACAACCCTGCTCATTAAAACCTTCAAATCCGCACTAGGGTATGCATCAAGCTCTGCTTGAATAAAATTTATTATTTCTGGAATATCTGAATCTCGCCTGACAAAAATATATCGTATATCAGACGGAGCAACCCTCAACAAACAGTTTGCCCTTGTGTTCTCATTATGATCCGACCTTTTCTCAACATCATCATAAACACTCTGAATGATATACTGCTTTACGTCATCATGCTTAGCGATGTAGCGCCACTCAGATTCCTGATAAAACGCTTTCTCTATGGGCTTATCCTCTATGATCATAGTTCCAAATGTAGGCTTGGTAAAAGCGAGAAAATCACGCAACACCACCTTTATCTTAGCTGTTATTTCCGCATCGCCCCCCAAATTTGACAATGTATTTAGTTCGCGATAGGCGCCCGATACATTATTTCCACCTGAAACATAAAACACAGGATTTAGGCCATTTTTTTCCGCCCACTCCCTTGTAAGACCGATACCAAATGAGCCATAAAAATCAACGTGCTCAGATATACGAGTCAGTGGTATTTCACAAAAACAAACCATTGGATAGCCTATGTAGCTGAACTGCTCATATCCGAGCCAAGCGACATCTTCTAGGCAATATCTTGGCCAGAACCCTCCTTTCAAGATCAACTTCAGTGTTTCTACATTCTTTGTAAAGTGAAATAACGCATTTGATTTTGGAGTCATTCCATTGCCTCAAACTAAAAATTAAAAATCACCCCGAACATTTACTGACGGCCGGCGTAGAAATGGACATCACGCTTCCTTTTTCTTTGAGCGTCGTCGCCAACGCAGTATTCCATTCAGATTGATAGAAATTCAATAGCCCCTTCAAAGTGAGCCGCTATAGCGGCAAGGACGACGTCATGTCTGAAGAAACCGAAATTCGCCTCAATAGCGCAGCGCGGGACGTCATGGCCGAACGGCAACGCCAAGTGTCCCTCGAGGGCTTTTCGCTGTATCGCGATGACCTATACGTCAATGGCGAACTAGCCGAAGCGGCGTCTACCTATGCAAGCCTCGCCGGGAAGCCGCGCAGCCTGAGCACGGCCTGGCCGCTTGTAGTCGGGGAGTTCAAGCCGAGTGCAGATCGGCGCCGTGACCTTGTGAAGGCGGCAGCCCTGCTGCTTGCAGAGATTGAGCGCGTCGATCGCGTCGGACTTATCAAACACTGGCCGGTAAAGCGGGATGAAAACGGCATGTTCTGGCACCCGGATCTGCCATCTTTCGATGAGGGTGACGGCGACAAGTGCAAGAAATGGCTCGACGAACAGGGTTTAGTTGTGAAGATATCCAGCATTGAGGACGCCCTGGACGAGATATCGGAGCGCTACTTTGACTCCCAAAATCCGGACTGCGGCTATTGGGAACCGGATCGTCCAAATGGCGAAGGCTGGTTCTGCCTTTCGATTCACGACACTGACGATGGCCCGGTCTGTTGGTGGGCGCGACGCGAGGTGACGCCATGATCTTCGCCCCGCTCTACATCGCCTCCCTGATCTGCAGGGAGCGGTGGCGATGAAGGTTGTCCCACACACCGGCTGGCTTAGGCGTCGGCTCGAATCCGCAATCATCCTCCTAGCAGCCTGGATCATCGACGGTCGCAACGTTAGGCGATCCGGCGTCGTCTCCCGCCGCGATAACAATGACATGCGGTACATGGCGGAAAAGCTCGAAGGCATCGCCGATCGCATAAAACGCCAGTACCCGTAATCGCTCCCCAACTCAACAGCCTGTCAGTGTACGGCAGGCGAGGAATCCTCATGCCCGGATTAACGTACGACCAGAAGCTGGTGGATTACGCAACGGCACCGAAAGCATCGGCCGGCACCATCTGCCAGATCGAGAACGGCGATTTCGTGAAGCACTGGTGCGGGAAGCTGCGCGGCAAGTTCATTCAGGTCGGCCCCACTTGGAAGGCCGCGACAAAGCAGCAAGCAATCGAAAAGGCCCAGGAGTTTCGCGAGCAGTGCCGGGCAGAAGCAAAAGCGAAAGGTTTGTTGCCCGCATAACCCATCACCAACTGCTACCGCCAGGCGCGGCATGGAGCATCACAATGGAAACTGAAATTCTCTCCGACGAGGAACTGGCCGTACTCACCGGCTACAAGGCCCGGGCCTACCAGCGCCGCTGGCTGATTGATCGCCAGTGGGTGTTCGTCGAAAGCCGTGGCAAGCGCCCGCTGGTGGGCCGCATGTATGCCCGCATGAAGCTGGGCATGATCAGCTCTACGATCGCCGATACGAACCCGCCGCCGGCTGCACCGGTATGGACGCCAGACTACTCGCGAGTGAATTGA